CGGTGATGATAGTCCTGAAGCTCGGCGTATCACCCGCCGATGGGGTATAACTGAAGTAGCAGATTTAATTGGTGTAACTCCTCAAGCAATTAGAGATGCTGAAAAGAGCGGGCGTTTACCTGCACCTGACTTTGAAATGAGAGGAAGAATTGAACGTCGTGCTGGTTATACCATAGATCAAATCAACAGTATGCGAGCAGTTTTTGGCAACCCAAACCAACGACCACAAGATAAAAACCCTGTTGTGCTTGCCGTTATGTCACACAAAGGCGGCGTTTATAAAACATCGTCTGCGGTGCATCAAGCTCAATGGTTAGCATTACAAGGTCATCGTGTTCTTTTGGTTGAAGGTAACGATCCTCAAGGCACGGCCTCTATGTATCACGGTTATGTTCCTGATTTACATATCCATGCCGAGGATACTTTACTGCCATTTTACTTAGGAGAACGCGATAACGCTGAATATGCTATAAAGCCAACATGTTGGCCTGGGCTAGACATTATCCCTAGCTGCCTAGCTTTACATCGTATAGAAACAGATCTCATGCAATATCATGCTCAGGGTAAATTGCCTCATCCTCCACACCTTATGCTACGCGCAGCTATTGAATCAGTTTGGGATAACTACGATGTTATCGTTATAGATAGTGCTCCGAACCTCGGTACAGGAACCATTAACGTTGTTTGTGCCGCTGACGTTATTGTTGTTGCTACACCTGCAGAATTATTTGATTACGCTTCTGTTCTGCAGTTTTTCACAATGCTTCTCGATCTATTGGAAAGCGTTGACCTAGGTGGATTTGAGCCAACCGTTCGCTTACTTCTGACTAAATATAGTCTCACTACAGGGAATCAATCACGATGGATGGAAGAACAAATAAGAAATACATGGGGATCAATGGTATTACGTCAGGTTGTACGCGTTACCGATGAAGTAGGTAAAGGCCAGATAAAAATGAGAACAGTATTTGAACAAGCAGCAAACCAACGTTCAACATTGAATGCATGGAGAAATGCTGTTTCTATATGGGACCCTGTTTGCCGAGAAATTTTTGATGATCTAATAAAACCTCGCTGGGAGAACGAATAATGAAACAGCGCTCTCTTCTGAAAAATGCTCCAGATATTAATCGCATTATGAGTAATAATCATCATGCCCCTGAACATCAGCCCGTATCACCTATGGTTGGTGATTTAAAACGTCAACTGAGCTCATTAACCGGTAACAGCATAACTTTGCCAGTATGCGGACGTAATGTTAACTTTAAGTTAGAGACAATTCCCGCAGATAAAGTTGAAATGGCAACAATGGTATGGCTAGGTAATGAACGCGATCAAGATTTATTAAATGAATCCTCTCTAGCCGATTTAATCCCATCTTTTCTAACGTCTGGACAACAAAATCCAGCTTTCGCCAGAAAAGTATCTGGAATCGTTGAAGTCGCTGACGGCTCACGTAGAAGAAAAGCAGCGATATTAACAGGATGTGACTATCGCGTCTTAATTGGTGATCTCGACGATGAACAGATGCATTGGTTATCCCAAATTGGTAACGATTATAGGCCTATTAGTGCATACGAAAGAGGAAAGAGATACTTACGCAAGCTAAATGACTTTGATGGTAACGTTAAAGCATTAGCCGAGGCTGAAAATATAGATAGAAATATTATCACTCGCTGTATCAATACAGCTGGTCTACCAAAAGATATATTAGCTATCTTCAATCATCCAGGAGAACTGTCAGCTCGTGCTGGAGATTCTTTGTTTAAGGTTTACAAAAAAAACATGGCTGCCATGAGCAATGCTGCTCATCATCTTCTGGCAATTAAAAAAAACGGCGAGGATTTAGAATCTTCACGGATTATACAAATATTATCTGACTCTGTTCTGGTTGGCGACGAGGAAAAAACAAAAGACGAGAAAAAATATGGGGAAGGGATCACTGCTAGATATAAAGGTAATTTTGTAACTATAAAAATTGATAGCCGCAAAATATCTAAAGAAATACTAAGCAGAATTGAGTTGTTACTAGAGGAACAATCTACTGATACTTAAGAAGTATCCCCTGCATTGCAGGGGATATTGATTTATGGTTGTACTCCAGTCAATGATTCCCAGCCGGAAACCTGCGGTAAAGCGTGGATAAAGCAACATCGAAGATAATCGCTATCTGTTTACGTGAAACACCATTCACAATAAGCCTTCCGACCTGTTCCCATTGCTCGGGTGCCAGTTTTGAGCGGCGCCCCCCTATCCTACCGTTAGCCCTTGCCACCGCTAATCCTGCACGCGTTCTTTCAATAATATTTTCCCGCTCCATCTCTGCGACCGCACTCAGCATTGTGTAGGCAAAGCGGCCAATTGATGTGCTAATTTTTATTCCTTCTGTAACAGAAATAAATTCAATGTTGTTTGATAAAAAATAGTTAAGCAATTCAACAAGATGAATCAGAGAACGCCCCATTCTGTCCAGCTTCCAGACAATAACCGTATCACCCGGTCGTAACGCTTTTATCAGCTTATCCAGTCCTGGTCGTTTTGACTTCGCGCCAGATATTTTATCTTCAAAAATCCGGTCACATCCTGAACTCCTGAGCGCTTCCAGTTGTAACTCCAAATTCTGGTCAAAAGTTGACACTCTCGCATAGCCGTATTGCATACTTTCTAACCTGCAATTGTTGCTGAAAGCGGGAAAAAATATCGTTCAGACGACACGGAGGCAATTCTCAAAAACCTCGGTTTGCAGGAAACGGTAAATAAGGCTTCTGGCGCATTACAGAAAAACCAGAACGGCGCAGATATTCCCGATAAAAAACTATTCCTGCGTAATATCGGCACAACAAATTCAACAACCATGTCTTTTAGTGGTGGTGCTGGATGGTTCAAACTGGCAACTGTAACAATGCCACAAGCCAGTTCCGTGGTTTACATAAGCCTGATTGGTGGCGCAGGGTATAACGTTGGCTCCTCGCATCAAGCAGGCATCTCTGAGCTGGTTCTGCGTGCCGGAAATGGGAATCCAAAAGGTATTACTGGTGCATTATGGCGACGGACCTCGGTTGGATTTACTCATTTTGCATGGGTGAATACATCCGGTGATACCTATGACATTTATGTAGAAATAGGTAATTACGCCACAGGTGTTAATATTCAGTGGGATTATACCAGTAACGCCAGCGTAACGATTCATACATCACCAACTTATACAGCGAATAAACCAACAGGCCTGACAGATGGAACTGTATATGTAATTTACAGTTCGCACATTAAACCGACTGCTGCTGAGGTTGGGGCGTTGTCATTATCTGGCGGTCAATTGAATGGTGCACTGGGCATCGGAACATCCAGTGTTCTTGGCGGTAACTCGATTGTTTTGGGGGATAATGATACTGGTTTCAAACAGAACGGCGATGGCCTTCTTGATGTTTATGCTAATAGTCAGCATGTATTCCGTTTCCAGAATGGCGTGGCTATTGCTTTAAAAAACATTCAGGCCGGAGATGGTAAAAAACTCTCGCTATCAAGCTCCAACAACTCCACAAAGAATGCAAGGTTTAATTTATGGGGTAATTCATCCCGCCCCGTAGTTGCAGAACTTGGTGATGATTCAGGTTGGCATTTTTATAGTCAAAGAAATACAGATAATTCAGTATTGTTCTCCGTTAACGGTCAGATAAACCCCAACAACTGGAGTAACTTTGATTCTCGTTATGTGAGAGATGTCCGACTTGGTACACGTGTTGTTCAGACTATGCAAAAAGGCGTGATGTATGAGAAATCAGGTCATGCAATTACGGGGCTTGGCATTATTGGCGCTGTTGATGGCGATGATCCGGCTGTATTCAGACCAATACAAAAATACATCAATGGCACATGGTATAACGTCGCACAGGTATAATTTATGCAGCATTTAAAAAATATTACTGCAGGTAATCCCAAAACTATCGAACAGTATCAACTTACAAAAGAATTTGATGTTATCTGGTTATGGTCCGAAGACGGAAAAAACTGGTATGAGGAAGTGAAAAACTTTCAGCCAGACACAATAAAGATTGTTTACGATGCAAATAATATTATTGTCGCCATCACCAAAGATGCCTCCACGCTTAACCCTGAAGGTTATAGCGTCGTTGAGGTTCCAGATATTACAGCCAACCGCCGCGCTGATGATTCCGGTAAGTGGATGTTTAGGGACGGAGCTGTGGTTAAACGGATTTATACGGCAGACGAGCAACAACAACAGGCCGAATCACAAAAGGCCGCGTTGCTTTCTGAAGCTGAAAGCGTTATTCAGCCACTGGAACGCGCTGTCAGGCTGAATATGGCGACGGATGAGGAGCGTACACGACTGGAGTCATGGGAACGCTACAGCGTTCTGGTCAACCGTGTGGATACAGCAAAGCCCGAATGGCCACAAAAGCCTGAATAAAAATTAAGGCCCGCTATCGGGCCTTGTCTCATTCAGGTTGTTCGGGAAATATTACTGGCAGGCTGGAGGTGTCTGTAGATTCGACTTTCTGCGCATAGAGCATCCACTCGGTTAATTTTTGTTTATTCTCGTCGGAAATGATGCCCAGCCGTAGCTGTGAGTCCCATAGCTGTGTTTTATCCCTGACGAGCTGTAGCAGGCTTTGCTTTTCATTTTCCGCTTGTTGCCTCTGCTCTTCCTCGGTATAAGTTCGCTTTATCACTACGCCATCTTTGAACATCCAGTTGCCGGAAATATCAGCGCGTCGGTTTGCCGTAATATTGGGTAACTCAACCACACTCATTCCCTCTGGATTAATCAGGGATACATCTTTCTCAATACAGCAAATAACACCCTCCTGGTTATATGCCACTTTTAACGTGTCAGGCTGGAAATTTTTCTGTTCCTCATACCAGTTCTTACCTTCTTCCGACCATAACCAGACAACATCAAATTCTTTTGTAAGTTGATACTGTTCGATAGTTTTGGGATTTCCTGCTTTAATATTTTTTAAATGCTGCATATTAAGCACGTCCTACATTGTACCAATGACCATTAATATATTTCTGAACAGGAGCGTAGACAGGCCATTCTCTCGAATCATCAAAGTTGCCACCTGTCAGAACGTATCCGGCTGGAACCGTTCCGCCATCACCACCCCAGACAATCCCACTCTGGTTAGCACCCATGCGAACGTCACGAACATAGCGTGAGTCAAAATTACCATAATTGCCGGGAATAATTTGCGAGCCGCAAAGCCAATTCCCGTTATTATCCATGTACGCCTGACCATCGGTGCCATTGTCTGTCCTTGAGTTATTAATCATGTAGATGCCAAATTCCCTATTCCCCAGTCCACCAATCATAAATTTGCGGTCAGCATGGTCCTGACGTAGCAATGCCTGGGCGCTATCAGTTTTAACTATATTTCTCCCAAAGATAGCGTTGTTATCGCGCATCTGAATCCACATACCATTACTGCTGTTAATAGCAAAACGGTTTGCAAATATATCCCCTGTAACATCAAGACCATGCCCCATGCTTATCCGACCAGTTCTAAGATTAAGCGTAAAGGGGCGTAGTGGCCCTATATCACCATTTTCTCCCTCATTCTCTCGTGTAGGGATGATATGCAGGCATTCTTCAGAACGACGAAAAATAGCACCAAAAGATGAATTAAATATCCTCAGTGCATTGACTGTCGATATTTTTACTTCACTGCTGAAAAGGGCTTTAACAAGGACAGACAAAGCATCCCATTTAAGATTCATCAGGTCTTTTGTTGTGGTGCTCTGGCGGCTTCTCCATTTGAAATATTCATTGCCGTTGTCGCCTGTTTCAAACCACATGTATGAATCAGTGTCACCATCAGCATCATTTTTAAATCCAATCTTCGCCCAGTCAGTATTTCGAATCCAGGCAAGGATAGAGTCGTTTTCAAAAGTAAGCCCACCGGACAAGGTATCGCCATTCTTTTGCACGGCGTTCCTGGCCCTGTTTACCGTTTCCTGTAAACCGAGGTATTCGATAACGGCAGCAACGGTCGATTTCGCAAGAATATCCCGCCCGACTTTTGTCAGGGTTGCCAGGCTGGCGACATCATTCCCCGTAAAATACGGAAACCTGTCTGCCGCAGTAGCAAGCCCGGCCAGCGCCGTCAGGGTGGCATCTTTCGGTTGCTTACCCGCAAGCGCGTTAGTCATGGTGGTCGCAAAATTCGGGTCGTTGCCCAGCGCCGCCGCTAACTCGTTCAGCGTATTCAGTGCGTCAGGCGACGAGTCTACAAGGGCGGCAATCGCGGCCATCACATAAGCCGTACTTGCGATCTGAGTATTATTAGTACCTTTTGGCGCAGTTGGCGTTGTTGGCGTTCCGGTCAGTGCAGGACTATTTAAGGGCGCTTTCTTGTTCGTTTCATCCATTACCGCCTTAACCGCTTTTGGTGTCGCAGCCAGCGTTTCAGACGGGCTGTTAGTGGCGCTACTGAGCTGAACTATCCCTTTTCGTGCCGTCGTTGCGTCCTGAGCGGTATATTT